GATCTTGTTGTGATCCAGCTGGTTGATTAGCTGAAAGACAAGTTAGATACAGCGATCTCGCCAACATAGTCACCAGCATTGCCGAAGCTAGATGCGGTGTTTGTCAATTCGATGTAGCCATAACGTGTCATGAACGATACGACTGGTTCGAATGTTGTTGGATCTAGAACAACACCAGAGCTCATTAGAGGAATGTATGGGCAGTAGAACGCTGCGGCATCAGCCTCGCTTGAACCTTTGTAACCAACCAATACTGGAGTTGAGTCATTTGCATAGCTATCAACATAAACCTTCATTGCGCTGTTGAGTGTACCAACAAACTTGGTGTTAGTTGGGGCTTCAAAAGTGCCTTCGGTTGTACGTGCAAATGCACTGGTTGTTGCGCTTTGTAGCACTGTCAATGCAGCTGGGCTAACAACGGCCCAGTTACCAGCACCACGACGTGTGCGCTGAGCAATCAAGTTTGCAGTACGGTTTACCAGCACTGCTAGAGCAGCATGCTCATCACCAACGAATGTAGCTGTACCGCTAACGGCAGCTTGGTCGTAAGTGAACTCAGTTGCAGCTAGGGCACGCAAGCTACCAAGAATTTCCTGGTCAATTTCAACAGTAATTTCTTGTGCTAGTGCTGCCATGATTTCAGCTTCAACATCCAAGCCGTGCATGGCTTGTGCGTCCTGAGCTGCTTCAAACGTCCAGCGAGCGCTCATTTTACGTGTTTTGGCTTCAACCACTTGTTTAACGATTTGCACGTTAATTTTACGGCCTGGAACGCCTTCAAGTGCTGCTGTGCTTGATGCACGACCGGTTGAAGAATCACCGGAGTAGGCAACAGCGATCTTGAATGGGCTCAGTGCTTCATCACCTGCTGTGGTGCTGGTAGCATAACCAGAACCATCGCTCATGCTTTCTGCATAACGAACACGCAGAGTGTGAATTTGTGCAACTGGACCAGTCATTGGTTGAACACCAATGATCTCGTTAGCAATAACTGTGGGCATTACACGACGAATCACTGGCAGAATCACACGGTTTAGTGTGGCCACGTTAGAAGCTTGTGTTGCTCCCAAAGTTGCATTTTCTGCTAGATACTTACGGGTGTTTTCCAAAACCACAGCCATTGATGTGCGGCGAGAACCTTGCAGTCCTTCTAACAGGGCTTCCTTAGTTTCGCCCCAACGGCTTTCTAGTAGTTCTTGTGTCATTTCTTTTTTTCCTTTAAGGTTAAACTATTTTATAGCCCTGCTAAACGCTTCAGCTCAATGACATTAGTGTCATCGGCTTTGGCTGTGACTTTAGCAGACTTATCTCCGGTAATCTCAACACGAGCTTCGTTAAGAACTGCTTTTTCGCTTTGCTTAACTACGCTATTGTTTAAGACTGCTGGAAGATACTTTTCAAACGCACTCTGTAGTTTGTCAGTTTGTACGTTTTCGAGAAGTTCACGCATTACTGTGGCCTTCTCATTGTTCAGTGGTTTTAACATCTCAGCAAGACGTTCTTTGCGATCGGTTGTTTCTTTAATGACGCGCAATTCACGTTCTTTACTTTCCACAATTTTTTCCTTTTGATCAACAACCTGCTGAGCAGCTTCTAGCAGATCAGCTTGTTCATTGATCTTATCTTGAAGTTTGCGGATTTCCTTGTTCTCATTGAGATGAGTAACACTGAATTCTCCTGCAAATGCTTCAAAAATACGACGTCCAAACATGTTCTCGCGAGCAGTTTGAATGTCTTCTTTGAGTTGTGTAAGTTCATTCTTTAGATTTGAAGTAACTGTTTCCTGAACCAAGGCAGCACTGCGTTTAACAAATTTGGATTGCAATTCTGCCAATTTTTCTTTGGCGCTTGCAACCAAACGTACCTTAGTTTCAACCACTGCCTGCTTGTCTTGCGAGAACTCTTTAATTTCTTCTGCAAGAGCCTTGATAACAAATTGTTCAAGACGTTCAATGCTTTCGCCTTGAACCTTGCGATCTTTGCGCAGCTCTTGAATTTCTTCAGCCAATTTCTTGGTTAAGAAACTATTAAAACGACCGGCGCTTTCCATCATGTGACCACGAAGTTTCACACGATCTTCCACAATGGCCTTTTTCTCGCTGGCAAATTCTTCTAATTCAGCAGTAAGGTTTTCAGTTACCATCTTGTCTAAAGCTTCAACCATTACTTTTTTATCATGTTCATAGCGGCCAGCGAACTCTTCACGCAATTCTGCGCGAACTTGTTCACGTGCCTCAACTAGCTTGGTTTCCCATGCTTCGCTGATAGCATTACGAGTTTCCTCGTTAATGATACCGCTATCCAATAATGGCTTGATAGCATCAAACATTGGTTTTCCCCTTTATAGTTTTAAGTCTCTAATCAAGCGAACCACTTGCTCTTTTAGATACTTTTGCACTTTTTGATCTTCTTGAGCCTCTTTGGCTATTTCTAGAACCCGATGGCCGTGCCGCATGTTCATCAAACCTTCATAAATTGCAGTTGGGTAAGCATGAGGCGCGCTGGGCTGTGCAACAACATCTACTGTGACTATTTCAAAGTCACTGACATGTCCATTACTTTCGTTGACATTGCCGCTACCGCGACTGGACACACCTAACTTAACACCACTTTCTAGCATGGTTTTAACCAGCTGTCCCATGGGTGTTGGTAGAATTTTCAATTTGCCGTGACCGGCTGGACCGTCCATCCACATACTTT